GGGAGTTCCATTACTCTTCAAGCAAATGTGGGTAATACTGTTCTATCTCTTCACGCAACTCATTGTCTGTATAAATGTCCATCTCTTTGTCCATCATATCAAATAACAGTGCCATCATATCTTTGAGGTCCATGCCATCAATAATTTCATTGATGTATGCACTTTGGAGTTCAGAACGATTCATGACAGTGTTATGATGAGCAGTGGGATTAGGGAGCGAAATCATTTAATTAACCACCAAACATTTCATCAAACAGATCATCCATCTCTTGTGCTTCATTGTGACGATCGAGTTGATTACGCATTGCAATCAGTGCTTCTTGGGTAGCACGAAGTTTAGACATTTCCTCGTTAATGTAATGCAAACGATTGTTAATTTGCACTCGATCCATACCATCAACGGTGGGGATATCGTAGACAGTGTTGTTAATCTTGCGAGGTTGAAGAGTGACAGTCATGAGTTCAGAAAACAGTGAGTAGGTTTTAGTTTCGATCATCAAGATTGCGTCGTTTCCCACATATCATAGAACAAATCCCATGCAGGATTATCATAAACAAAGGAGTGACATTCGGCAAGATCACATACCCAATCGTATGCCATATCGATGTCTGCGTTGTTATCAAGAACAAACGATTGCAGTCCTTGAATTGCACTGATAAATGCAGGATCTTGCACCAGTGAAATATACTTTTGGCACTGATCGTTGGTGACGGTGATAGTCATGAAAGTCAGTAAGTGAAGTGAAAGAGGAGAACTTGGTTCAGAAAGGATTAGTCCAGGACTCATACTGTTTCAGACTGATCTTACCTTTCTTGCAAAGATAGTCAGTAAAGTTGTTCCAATTCTCACGAGTGTAAATTACATCACCCTTGACGATTCCCATATGAACGTGACGGAAATCGTAGAGTGCTTGTTGCTTAGTCATGAGTTGAGTGCGTTCCTTTGACTCTTATAGTATTGCACCTTTCAGGGGGCAATGGGGGAAATGGTGGACACTCCCCCAACTGTCACACCTCAGAACTCCGTGAACTCTTCCAAATAGTATTCTGGCGAAACGTTGAGTTTCTCACACTCTGCCATAATGTTGTCCACTTGATTATCATCAAGTTCGCAAACTTCAATCAGAAAGTGAAGGTCTTGTTCGATAGTTGTGGTCATGGTTTTAAGAAAAGAACGTTGCAGTGTTGTAAATTAGACAGTGTAATTGTCTTGGGCAAACTCATCACATTGAACGTTCATTTGTTCGTCAGTGATAAACTCTTCGATTGATTCATCAGTCATCCAATGATCATGAATCTCACGATACGTTGTTTCCATGTTCATAGCAATTGTGCAGGGATCTTGCATCAGAAAGAAATGCGGATTTCGTTATTGTCAGGGCGGATAAACTCAGCAGCATCGATGAGTCTATCAGCAGTGAAGTTGCGAGCATCGTTGTTAGTCCAAACCAGAGCTCCGATAACAACTAAGAGGAGAACTTTCACTTGATTAGCATAGAAGTTTGCAGAACGTGTTTTAGTCAGTGCTTTGATCATAATCAGGCAAAGATGAAACCATTGGTGAAGTCATATTCGTTATAGACAGGACCAGTGATTGCAGTCTGTCCGATGAACTTGTGGACATACCACTTCCAGTCCCTTTGAAATACACCTTCGCCCTTAATACCATGCTCAGAAAGAATAGCATTGAGGCGAGACTTAGTGGTATTGGATTGCCAACCACCATCAAAGATTTGAACGTAGTCATCACCAATCTCAGCAATCTTGTTGCCGTGAAGATAAACACGGGAGACGCCATCGCTGTCGCAAGATACCTCAGTGTTGCCAGATCGCCAGTTGCGGCAATCAGAAATGGCAGCGTTCATTTCCTGTTCGATCTTACGCATTTGAGAGTTGAGAAGTGTGGGAGGTCTCTCCCCCCTTGACTCTTATAGTATGGCACACCCACGGGGGTCTGTGGGGGTTTGGTGGACACCTTGCCGACTGGCACACCATTTGTGATATAAAATCCCCTCCATATGATATGCTTGATCTTCACGAACTTGGTCACTAATTAGACCCTGTTCGTTTTGTACGACATGGATCAATTCATGCAGCAATGTTACAACGTAATCATATTCATTCAGATTGTTGTGAATCTGCACGAATTGTTCGTCTCCATTAACCTCCGTAAATCCTGTTGCATTGTCATCACTTAGGTCAGTGTGGTAAATCTCAACGTCGCTCTCAATTTCATACAAATCAGTAAAGAACTCATACACGTCCTCAGCAATAGCTTTGTGAGGAGATTTGCCAGATACGAATAACATCAGTTAGCAGGTTCGGGGTACTTGAAAGACTTCAAAATCTCCTTATAGTCTCGCATTTCAACTTCATCAAACTCATAAACTTGCTGTTCAAGGCAATAAGTGATGAGATCAATTTGATCGAGCGAGAGTGTAACTTTGAACATTGAACTTAGCAAACTTGCATTAATCATTTTACCTTAAATTGCTCCTTTTTGCAAATAGCACGAATGTAAGTCCATGCTGTTTGATGATTACGAAACTGACGCATTGCGTTCTTCGTTCCTAGCTCCGTCAGGGCAATATACCCTGATGTTTTGATAGGCATTGCGACATGATTGCCGCATTTGCATACTATCGGTGGGTGAGGATCGAAGATCTGAGTGTTCATTAAACTAGTTCAAGTTTAGGTGCATGAGTTACTTTGTAAGAGTTAATCCCATCAGTGCTCACTGACACATTGGGGGGCAACATGCTGTAATCATCTCTCACTTGCCACCAATCTTTGGTCTCTTGAATAACTGCAAATCCAAACACTCCTGCGGTTGGCATCATAAACTTACCGTGAGATTCTGCATCTTTAAGTGATGCAAACCCACGCGCAGTGATAGTCCAATCAGAACCAAAGTATGCACAAATGAAGTCAGTGTTGTTCATCAAATTGTAAAGGTGTTGTTTGATTAGTGACATGAACTCAGCAACAACAAGCGAGAGCAGAATTGAAGAGTTGAGGTTCAGTGTGCATATCAGTCACGATATAACCATAGCCCTCAACACGAGAATCTACCTCACGTTGGAAATCTTTCTTGTTAATGTAACGCTTAGACTGCTTGCAGTTGGAGAAAGTAACTGTCTTAAAGATGAGGCGATTGCTGATAGTTCCATCCGCATACTTGACGGGATAGAAGTCAACAATCATGTTGGCATCCTTGGAAGTAAGTTGCATTTGGTGCGATTCCTTTGACTCTTATAGTATGGCACCTTTCAAGGTGCTTTGCAAGGGGTAGTGGACACTTTGACCAACTGGCACACTGTTACCGATCGGGGTGCACCCCGATCTCAAAAAAAGCGAAAGTGTAGCAAACTAGATTGTTACTGGTTTTCTATGCGGGCATCGCATTGGCACATCAAACGTTGTCTCATTGTATCCGTTAATCTTTGCCCAACCATACAGAAGTGCATCCTCCCTAGATACAAACTTTTTCTTAAATGTGTGGGCAACTTTATACTTATGGTAAGTGTTTTGATTCTTCTGAATCGTGCTTACATACACCCAACAGTTATACCCATGCTTTCCTTTGTTCACTACAACAGGAGAAGGAGTTGCCTTGTTTGGTGATACTTTTTTGAGCATGATAGTTCCTCAGATTAGTGTGGCAAATTAGTAGTTGTGCAGTGTACGATAATCGATTGATTTGATACACCAACCAGATGCAGATGTGATCTCTTCGACTAGATCATCTCCATCATTTGCCTCCCAAAATGTACCAATGTAGTCTTCATAAACTTCACTCATTTCCACCTCAGTCATGGGGTAGAGAGCATCATCAAAATCAAACTCAATTTCAGTAACTTGGAATTGCATAATTCAGACAGAAGGATTAACAGAAACCTCTTTAATGTTCAGTCCACAAAGTTGCTGATAGACACGATTATTGATAATGTTACATGCATCTTTGGCACGAGATTGTTCATACCAACTCGTGACACATCCGTCGTTGGTTTCTACTTGAACTCGATAGATCTTAGTCATTTGGTGCGATTCCTTTGACTCTTATAGTATTGCACCTTTCAAGGTGCTTTGCAAGCGATAGTGTGCAGTCCGTCAACTGGCACACGCGAACTTTCCATTGTTAAAGTTAGCGTGAGAGAATTGCATACGATCAACTAGTTTGAACATGCCATGATTGTTGGTGCGAACATAGCCCTCACCAGAACATTGACGATTGCCGATGTATGCCTTAGGACCATTGTTGCGGCAAAGGTGAAGCATGTCCAACTTGATTGAAGAAACCAGTTGCCACAAACGCAGGACATTTGCATCGATTTGATTAGCAAATGCCAGTGCATCTACGGTAATGTCATCAATAACGAGACCAGCACGAATGACGGCATTAAGTTGTTTCTGAATTGATGCAGATACGCTAGGAGTTAGGAACTCACAAACCGTAGACATTTGACGTGCGAAACCAACAATCTCGGTGAAATCTTCATCGAGTTGCCATGCATCAGGTTGCACGAACTTACAAGTTTCAGTATCTTCAAACGTCGGGAAAACGTCACCATCACTTACAACAAACGCATCTTTAAGTTCACCTGTGGTTGCATAGAAGGTGTGAGGTGCGATGATAATGTTTTGGTCAATTACTTCATCAAAGA